CGCACAGAAGAATTGCCCAAACTTTCAGAAATCCAAAGGAGCTAAACACCACATGTTAAAGTGTCAAGATGGTAGGCTGGCAAAATGCAATAAAGAAGATAAGAGACTATCAGGGCCAGTGCCCTAAGGTGAACCAAGTGAGGAATTGGCTGGAAGGGAACTGTCCCCTGCAGGAAGTTGAGCACAAGTGCAACGATTGCTCCGCTCTGATAAAGCACCCAAGATGTCTGATCTCAGAAATAGGAAGGAAATTCCCAAGAAAAGGCTCCGACCCCATCACTCTGCCAGCAAGCCCTGTTTCTCTTCAGATCCCCCTTGAGCTGGAAATACAGGGATCTTTAGGTCTGATGCAGGCCTCTGAAGGCTTAAACAGGATATTGGGCCACATAGCAGAATTGTCCCTCTGCAGAAAGCATTCAGTTGGATTCACACCAGAGATGTCTAAAGAGCCTTTCTCTGAGTTCTGTATCAGAAATGGGATAAACTTCCCTCCGCTGATCGGCAAGCTGACTCCTGACCATGTTACAATAGAAGGAGATAAGCTGATAATATGGGAATTCGGTTTAAGTGTAGTTAAATGGAGAAAGAAGCTGTCTGATGAGGCCAAGTGGAGCAAGATGGTGGAACACAATGAAACAGGTAAGGGACCTGAAGTTGAGGTCAGGGTGGAGGTCATTGAGTGCATCTCTAAGGCATATGATTATCTAAATGAAGAGGAAACAAGATATGCAATGGTGATCAAAAATCTTTCTCAGAAAGTTAGGCGTGAATGTGTAAGAGCTGGCATTTGGAACCAGTATGACTCACTCATAGCTGCTGCAAATGATGGTGTAAGGATAGTAGAGTATGAGTTGCTGCCTCCTGGCGAGAGGAACTCTGATGTTGATGAATCATTCAAAGCTTTCATGGAGAACCACCATCTAGATGAGAAGATGGGACCTTGTGAGTCACTAGATGACATAATCGAAGAGGCCAGGGGTTGGAATGGAAGATGGCTTCCAAGGTCAAAGCTTAAGGATCAGCCTCTCGATGGCTTCATTACTTCCACGGAAGACAGGAAAGAGAAGCTAGAGCTGATGTTCGAAAAGGTGCCTGTGACAAACTCTTCTGAGCTTCCACAGTTCCTTCAGTCATGCAACAGAGTACTGGATCTCCTAAGAAAGAAATTGAGCAAGGATGAAGAGAGTGCTGACCTCTTCAAGAAAGGCATCCATTTATGCTGGGACGGTGACTCTCAAGTGGTTGTGGGTTCCCATGACTCCCTTCACATCCGTAACAACGAGGCCAGCTTCAGTCATAGGAAGCAGGTGCTGCAGAAGAAGTGTCTGCTGAAATTCGGAAGGCTGCCTCTTCCCAAGTTTAGTGAGAACTGCCGATTAGAATGTGAGAATGTCATTAGATCGATATCATGTGAGAACAAGGACAGGAAAGAGAGAGCTACAAGGGAAAGAGAAACAATGAATCAGTGGAAGGATCCCTCCTGCATATACAACCCTGACGTAGTCGAGATGAGGGGCTTGCCACACTGTGACAGACCACCTGTTGAGGACCCGTTCTGGAAGTATATGGAAAACTATGAAAGGGGGGCGGAAGTCGGAGAATACTTGAAGCAGCTTGATGATAGCTTGCCAAATTGCGTTAGAGCAAAAGAAGATGTGTCTAGGATGGCGTTCAGATTGTGTCTGCCAACTTACAGGACACCAGGGTCATTCTGCTTCTTTCAATCAGATGGCAACAGGTCTGTTTACACAAGGAACAAAGGAACTGGCTCCCGTTGGTTCTACACAGGTTTTGGGGCAGAAAGATTCAAGCTCCACCCTGAAAGGATTTACCCAGTAATTAACCTGAGTGAAGCTATCATGATGGTCTTTTGTAGGGCAGAGGCCTGTGGTGTCAAGCTCAATGATAGAGCGATAACAGTGTTGGTCAGGATAGTGGAGCACCAAAGCAAAGCCACTCAGGAATTACTGCAGGGAATGCGCTACTACATAATGGCCTGCAAGTCAGAGTTCTTCAATGAAGGGCTGATTGACAAACTGTCAGTTGGCTGCAGAAACAGGTCTGACTTGGAAATGGCTAGTCTGATGAAAAAATGGATGCAAGAAAATGCAACTCTCAGGAGGGAAGAGTATTTCAGTTTCTTAAATGGTGAAGTCATGACAACAAACATTGATTTCCTCCTACTGGAGATGTACTTATGCCACTTGATCACAAAGAGGGACAGTTCCTCAGGTAAGTCTCTACAGAAGTGTTTCGAGAAGTTCATGAAACCAAAGGAGAAATACTTCAAAGACACGGAGAAATATTCTGATCGCCTTTTGTATGGAAAGAATAAGCAAAATATCAGCTTGTCAGACATAAAAGATCCTTCATTGCCTCTGTATAGCAGGACACTCTTCAAGGAATTCAAACATTGGATAAGTAAAAGGTACATGGTCCATATGAAAAACAAGCTGAGATCGATGCCAGAACCTGCGTTGGGTCTTCTTGCCAATCCCAAGAGTACTGTCATCACGACTAAGCAAACTCACATTGAGAGGAAGATTGAGCACTACATAAAATCAAAGGTTAAAGTCAGAGAGACCAAAGCAGACCTCATCACCGGGGAAAAAGTTGAACAGTTCAAAAGACCTTGTACAGTGCAGCACCCTACAGAAGATTGCTTGTGTGAGATGTGTGAAATATCACACTGCCTTTCAGGATTAGATCTATCTCTGATAGCAGAGTGTATGGAAGATTGTGAAGAATTCTCAGATGCTGTTTCTTATCTGACCCCACTGCTGGAGGACTGGGGAATGGAGAAAACCCTAAAGTTCATGGCAGAAGTTTACCATGATGGTGAAGTTGACAGGCTGTCAGAGCTTGAGAAACTTGAGTATTTGACATCAATGAAAGCTATGGAGGTGAATGATTTTTCAACCCCAGCTGAACTATTATGCAGGAAGCTGATCCAGAAGAGAAAAGACTTCAATAAAGGAAAGGCCAACATACTCACTCACAAGAGGAAAGAAGAAGAAGTGCTCAGGAGAAAGTCAAGGTACTCATCCAGAACCACCACCAGCATCGCTCTCATGGATAGGCTCAAGCAAGGAGAAGGTACTACACTAGAGTCTAGAAAAGGGCCAGCAACACTGCCTTTGTACTTCGGAATGGCCAACAAAGAGCAGATCGGAGGAACTAGAGAGCTGTTCATCGGGGATTTGGAAACTAAACTGGTGACAAAGAGGATGGAGGAAATAGGAAGAAGACTGACAACTTGTCTGGACAACTCATGTTTAAATGACCACAAAGCAGAAGATAGCTTTAGGGATCTGCTGACGGGCTCTCTCGGCAAAACTGTCACCTCAGACACCATGTGTCTCACTTTGGACCACTCAAAGTGGGGTCCAACCCAATGTGTTGATGCTTATATTGAGGTGTTCGAAATGATATTCCCTGACATGCTCAGAAGTCACATCACAGATCTAAAGAGGCACTTGATGAAAAGAGTTGAAATCCCTCACCTTTACATAGAAAGGCTCATTAGGAAGAAACTTTCTGGAGGCACAATGACAGACATTGAGGAGTATGTATCTAAGAGGCTTCAGCAAGATGAACCTTGGGTTGCTTGTCCCTTTGACATGGGTCAGGGGATTTTGCATAACCATTCTGACATACTGGGAGCACTAACAGAGGAGTTCATTTGTGAGAGAGCTGCAGCCACCACTTGTGTTGAAAAAGGGATGAGTGAAAATTCAATCACTTTCAGGTCGATGAACACCTCAGATGACTCTTGTCTGTTTGTTAAGTGCACTGAGCCAAAACCTGGCTGGAAGCTAGAGTTTTTGAAATGGCACAGCCTTTTCTCTGAGTTGTTGAACAAGAAGATAAGTGCTAAGAGCACTTGCGACTCCACCATGGCTGAGTTTAAAAGTAGATTCATCACTTCAGAGAGTGAGATTCCCGCCACAATTAAGTTCACTGCGTGTGTTCTTCATGGCCTTAACATCTCCAGCATGGAAGACCTTAACAATTCAGGTCTTTCCCTATCCATAAATGCCTTTAATCAGGGAGCAACAGTTGAAGAGTGCCGGATAGTGCAGAAGGTCTTTAATAAGCTGCAGAGAATGGTGTGCCCAGAGTATGACCCAATGAAGAGTACCGATCTATTCTTACCCTTCCTGTGTTTTCCATCTGTTGAGGAGATGATGATGCTAAGCCAGGAGGCCATCATTCTACAGGAGGTGGTCAGGAGGACCGGTGCCGACAGGGAAGCAATGTTTCTGAGTATATCTGACAACCTATCACTCTTGGAAAGGGGGAAAATCACAGCAGAAGAGCTCTTGCAGAAGGCTTCAATACCAGAATTTGGCACTGGGGGTCTGACCTGCTTACCTGATAAACTAGAAGATGAGTTCAGACCAATTAAACCTAAAGGCAGAGGAAAGAACAGAGAACTGCTAGGTAGATTAAGGAGCCTCAGAGGAGCAGTGGATTCAAGTCCTATAGGGAAAATGAAAACGTACTTGGATGGGAAGCTTAGAGACCTATCAGAGGCGTCACTGGATAGAACTGTCTCTAAGGCTGTGATTGACTCATTGGAAAGCCCTCTTGCCAATCTGATGCAATGCATGATCACGCTCGTGTACAGCGTGCGAGGTAGGTTTTACAGACAAGCTGATGGAGAGTTGGTCAATTTGAAGGGTGTGGTCAGAGAAGGGTCCTCAAGAGATTACATCTTAAATTTAGTCTTGAGAGCAGCGGCTTACACTCCTTGGTCAATAAAGCAGCTGTGCAGTCCAGAGGTTATTGTCCAATGTAGCAAGTCTGAAGGTGGATCTTACCGGCATTTCTCGAGAGATGCCAACTGGGTTGAAGACTTCACTCCTGAAGTTGTTGAGAAGCTGATTTCTATGGGGGAAGAAGGGAACAATGCCTTGAGGGACTTTGGGATCCGCCCGAACCGCCGCTACAGGAAATCCGAGGAACGGATGAACAGGCTGCCATTGATGTTTCAGATGAAAGAAGTGAAGGACCCCAACTCATCAGATGCTGGGTGCTTAAGGATGTCAGATAGTAATGATGCCTGCAGCATGTTTGGTTACTGTTACCTTAGTGGTGCTGGTGAGATTAGAGCCAGGAGCAGAACTGGAATCCAACCTCAATTCATAGAGGGCTTTATGGAGACATCCCTTTGCTTGATGAGCATGTGTAACCCAGGCTTGGAACTAACCAGTGAGCTGATTCACAAAGTGCTAGCTTGTTTTCTGTTCTTTTTTGCTGTTTCAGAAGTGGAGGCCAAGAGGGCCCTGAAGTCCTACGAAAAGCCCAGTAAATGCATCCAGATATGCAGGATGCTTCTAGAGTCATCCGGGTCAGTGATCTCTCTCAGAGATATAACTAAGCTTTGCCTCAATCCTGTCAGTATGATCACAATCTCCAAATACAACAAGGAAGGCACCCTAGTGACGAAAGATGTGTGGGACATACCTACAAGAAAAGGTAGGGTGAATCTCACTGCCACGTGGACAGATGAGGCCTTGACTTCATTGTCTGTCAGGGTTGACTACCTGGGGGAGTTCACAAAAGATGACTACACTGCGATAATGAGCAATAAGACTCTCCTCATGTGTTCCTCTGATTTGAGCCCAAAGTTCTCTCACCTGATGGAGAAACAGAAAGACTGTCCAGAGATCAGGCTAAGAGAGTCATCAATAAGCACATCAGATTGGAATGTCACAGGGTCCATGAGGCTGATAAACTGCGGCATCTGCATAACAACTACGAATGTTATGAATAAGGTTGAGGATTACAGGGAAACCATAATCGAGGATCTAGAACGACTGACAGGAGCTGTTGGAGGAGAATGGGAAGATCACAAGCATGTGGTCAAACTCAATTACTACAAGGGTCAAGCAGCATCATGTATTCAAGCTCTGAGGCTTGGAGGTCTTCATCCTCTGGAGAACTGCATCTCCTCTCTGGAGAGGAAAGCTAAGGCTTTGTGTGAGGTCCATGGGCTTGAGTTTAATGAGACAAGCCTCTTTAAACTAAACAGTAAGTTTTTGAGCTTCAATGATGTCCTTAGTGAGGCTTCTGACTCTAGCATTAGTTGCAAGAGAGACCTAGAGGTGATCCTCTCAAGAGATACAAACACCAGCCCTATCAGAGTGTCCTTGTTACTCGGAAGGACAGTCACACCCGAGGGCTTCCTTTGTTACAGTCGCAGTGTAGGCAGTCCAATCGTGGTGGAAGGATCAAAGGCACATATGAGTCTGTCCGAAACACACATTGGCCACCCAGTCGTCATCACCGGATCCAGGTATCTGGAGATGACACCTGGCACAGTTACAGCAGAAATCATTGATCTGTAGACCACCTAAACATCCTCATCCCAATCCAACCCATGCACTCCACACAAAATCCCATCACTCAAACAAACCGTCCACCATCAACCCACTAGAACAAATCAAATTAAATGGACGAAAGCGCTACTAGTAGCGCTTATGCATGTCAAGAGATGAGAGTTCTAAGATGTTTGGGCATATCCTCCGTGCG